ATGAAAGCGGCGGCGGTCGCGCGCTTTACGCAACAGGTCGCGAGGAGGGCGCAGAAAAACACCGAGCCCAATGATCGCCATTACGACCGCGACGTGGAGGCCGCCGTGAGCCGCATGCGCCCCGAGGACGTGGACCGGCTGCTGAGGGATGGGGACGACGACGTTTGAGTCGCCCTCCCCTCAATCCGCCTCCAGCCGGTAGAAAGCGCGGCGGCCGATCACGACGAGGGGCAGGCGGAAGCGGCCCCAGCGATAGGGCCAGGGGAGATCGGCGGCCTTGTAGCTGGTGGCGCCGAAGGTCGGGTCGGCGAGGCGGCCGGCCAGCGCGTCGGTTGCGATCCGGAGCGCCAGACGGAATTCGGGGTCGCGGCCGTCCACCGCAAGCAAACGGGCGCGGCCGGCGTCGCCGGGGTTCCAGCAGGCGAACTGGCCCCGGGCGCGGCAGACCGTGGTCGCGTCGCGCCCCCACCAATGGCGACCGCCCCGCGCCTGGCTGATCCGGATCCGGTTCAGGATCACGGCGGCGACCGCGATCATCCCCGTCTCCCCCTCGCCGCGCGCCTCTCCCCACAGCGTCCGGGCCAGGGTATCGATCGCGGGATCGAGATCGGCGGCCGCCAAGGACAGGGCGATCACAGCCGGCGCCGCGCGATGCGCCAGACGCCGATCACGCCCAGGATCGCGCCGCAGATCGATGCGATCGTCGCCGCGACGATGTTCACGGTATAGAGGAAATCGGCCCAGAACGGCGTCGTCAGCAGGACGGCGCCGGTCATGGTCTGGACATAGGCGGCGCTGCCCGCGCCGCCGGCGATAGTCGGTTCGGGCATGGCCCACTCCCTGGCATGAAGGCATAAAAAAACCGCCCAACGGCGGCCGGATGCGGAAAATTGCGGCGGCGCTACATCACATTCGCGTCGTCGTTGCGCGCCCTGAAATACGCCCTGAGATCGTCCCTGAGCCCGATCGATCGGCCGGTCAGCTCATACACCCCGAAGGCGTTGCGCTTCAGGTCGAGGTCGGGGTCGAAGGCGTTGCGGGTGATGATATCCCAGCGCTGATTGTACCGCCGGCCGGCCTTGGGCCCGTGCCAGAAATGCCGGATCGCGCCCTCGACATAGCCGATGTTCCGCCGCACATGATGCTCGGCCGAATCCTGCCAGCGCCGCAGCCGCTTGGCGTAGCTGTCGAGACCGTCCACCGGGTTGATGCAGTACGTCCGCTGCACGTCGCCGATCAGCGCCCAGGCCATGTGATAATCGGCCGAACCGACGATGCAGGTGTCGAGCAGGCCGCCCAGCCAGTCCCACGCCTGGCGGGTGCAGGCCCAGGCATAGCCCGAATGCCAGTATTCGTAATCCGGCCCCTGCGGCGCGCGGGTCAAATACTGGCGGCAAAAGCTGCGGTAATGCCCGACATGCTGCTGCTGCGGGCCGAGGTCGTAGGCGTCGGACCAGGGCTGCACCACCGCGAAATGCTGCAGATGCTCGACGGTTTCGGCGGCCCAGTCGGCGCGGGCGAATTCGATGTCGCTGTCGATCCAGGCGACGTATTTCCAGTCCGGCGGCAGGCGCTGAACCCCCAAATTGAGCAGGTTTTCCTTCAGCCAGATTTCCGAGTTGCCGCGGACCTGCAGATGGCTCGGATTGCCGGATTGGGTGACGACGAAGGGCCGGTCGCCGAACGCCATCTCGACCGTGATCAGGGTTACGCCGCTATCGGCCATGTGGTCGGCGAAGCGGCGGTAATTCTCGTAATGCCGCTGGTAGCGGAACGGGTTGAAGATAGCGGTGACGACATAAAGGTCGCGGGACATGGGGGCTCCTGAGGGTTGGTTTGGACGGGAGACGGGCTAGCGCTTGAGCGCCAAGGCGCGGATGGAGTTGGCGCCGTAGGTGTAGAGGCCGCGTGCGGAGACGGAGCCGTCGAAGGTGGCGGCGGCGATGAGCGCGTAGGTGTGGGTTCCGGCGGCGGGGGTGTCGTAATAGAAATCGCGGACGTAGTCGTTGCCATAGGTGGTCAGCAGCGTCCCGTCGCGATAGAGGCCGAAGGATGGGTCGAGATCGCCTTCGCCGGTCCCGGCCGAGACGGAGTAATCGTCGAGCGCGACGTTGATATCGACCTCGCCGCCGGTGGTGACGACGGTTGCCGACGCCATCGGAAACTGGGTCGCGACCCCGACGGTCATGTAATTGGTGTTGATGGTGAGGCCGGCGTTCATCTCCGACGCCACGCTGCTGACCGCGCCGGGGGCGATGCCGCCGGTCTGAACCAAATTGGTGGTCGCGCCGACCGGTCCCACGAAGTCGCCGGCGACGCCCGAGGTGTTGATCGAGCGAATCCAGAACCAGTACGCCGTGTCGTCGGCGAGGCCGCCGGCGGTGAAGTTGGTGCTTTGCGCCACGCCGATCGCGGCGGCGGCCGACAGCGTCGCGCTGGGGCCTTCCCAGATTTCGTACCAGGCGATGTCGGTGGCGGCGGCCGCGGTCCAGGTCAGCACCACCGCCTGGTAGCCGCCGGCGGCCGCGAGCGCGGTGGGATCGGCCGAGGCGGCGGCCTTGCCGACGGTGGTGACGTTGGTCGCCTCGACCCAGGTGGAAAAATACGGCCCCAGGCTGCGCACGGCGCGGACCCGCGCGTCGAACGCCACGCCGGTCGCGATCGGGTGGTAGCGATAGGACAGGGTCGAGGACCCCACGGTCACGCCGTTCCAGTGATTGGCGCCATGCGCGGAAATCTCGACCTGATAGCTATCGAACAGCGTGTCGGGGGAGGCGGTCCACAGCACGTCGAGATAAGGCTGGATGGTGCCGTCGGCCTGCTGGACATAGCCGGTCGCCATCGAGACCGAGGCCGGCGGCGCGACGGTCGCGCCGATTCCGGTCGGGGCGTAGCTGTAGGCGTCGACATCGGCCAGCAGCTCGCCGCCGCCGCCGAACAGGTTGAAGCTGAGCAGCTTCACATAGATCGTGGTCCCGATATAGGACACCGGCGACACCGGCAGGTCGATCGCGACCACCGCCTGATCGAGCCGGCAGAACTGCGACCCCGAGGCGTGCGCGCCGATCGCCGAGCCATAGGCGCCGCGCCGAAGATACGTCAGGCTGTAGGCGTTGGTCGCGGTCAATGTGGCGGTTTCGTAGGCGATGAGTTCGCCGTCCACGTAGCACAGCGTCTGGTAGGAATTGGCGTCGGCCTCGGTTCCCGACAGCAGGACGCCGGCGGATTCGGACAGATCGACCGCGAGCGTATCGGTCGTGTCGGGATCGGCCCCGGCGGGGAGAGCGGCGGTCAGCACGCCCTGGCGCGCCGGGGCGGTAATCCTTCCGTAATGCTGATAGGTGGCGTTGTCGGTGGAGAGCCAGATATCGGCCCCGCCCCAGTTCGCGCCGCCCGACGCGCCGATCCACACCTGCGGAACCCCGGCCGACAGCGTCGGCGGCGGCTCGAAAATCAGCGGCTGGTTCACGCTGCCGGGGGCGACGTTGTAATCGGCGGCGTAGCGATCGGCGGTTTGGAAGCTGTAGAGCGGCGCGGCCCCGGTCCCGCCCAGGTAATCCTGCGCGGTGATCTTGAGGTTGCCGTTATCGTCCTCCTCGATCGTCATGATCCGGACCCATTGTTCGGCCAGGCCGAGCGTGGCGTCGGTGATCGCGACGATGTCCATCGGATCGAGCAGGCAATAGCGCCAGCCGAGCGTGAAAGTGTACTGGTTGCGTACGGCCTGGCGCTGGAGCGTCAGCGTCGCCGACATGGTGGCGGCGGCGAGGTTGCAGAAATAATGCGACTGGCTGGGCTGGGCCGCGCGCAATCCATAGACCTGGATCGCCGCCAGGTCCTTGGCCTCCACCACCTCGATATTGTAATCGGCGCCGCGGTTCAGCCATTCGAGCTTGATCGAGTTCATCTGGTCGGACGGCCGGGCGCGGGTGAAGGTCACCGGATCGCCCGATTCGACATCGAGGAAATCGTCATCGGTCAGGCTGTAGAGCGGCGCGGAGGGCGCGGCATAGCTCGCGCCGTTGGCCGACAGATCCTCGTCGCCATAGGGGATGACGGTCAGCGTCGCGCCCGACCACACGAACTCGGCGTTGCAATCCTGGACGATGGCGTTGATCAGCGACGCCGCGTCCTGTTGCGTGTCGAACAGCGGCGAGACGACGAGCCCGGCGGCGCGGCAATAGCCCGAGAAAACCGACAGATCGCCGAGCCTGGCGGCGGGAAAGCCGACGCCGTAGCGCAAATTGGTCAGCATGTCGGACACGACATTGGCGGGATCGGCGTCGGGCAGCCCGGCAATCGCGTTCGCGAACAGCCCGGTGACCTCGTAGGACAGGTTGGGCATCTGCGCCGAGTTGCCGAGATCGTAATTGAGCGCGAAGACGTAGCCGGTGCCGGCGTAGCTCAAATCCTTGCCGGGGTATTTTGTGGTGAGATAGCCCCACGGCGCCTGAGTCAGCGCGCCGTTGGCGAAGGCGAGCCCGGCGCTGCCCCAGGCGGTCGCGGTCTTGGAGGAATAGACGGTGACGACGCCGCCCAGCGTCCCCTCGCCCAGTGCGAACAGGAACGAGCATTTATAGTCATAGGTCCCCGACCCGCCATCCTTGCCGCCGCCGCCGCCGCCCTTGCCCGATCCCGAGCCGCCGGAATTTTGCGGGATGGCCTGGAAATCGCCGTACCAGATCAGGTTCCCGACCATGCGCGTCCGGCCATAGACCACGGGAATGACCGAGCCATAGACCGAGCTCTGGATCGAAACCCCCGACGCGACGGTGTTGCTCGATGCCTGGCTCGGGCTGCCGAACAGGGACATGTCAGCGCCTTTCGCGGGGATTAGCCATACAATCTGCGCCATCTGTGGCCAAACATTCTTCCGGCCACAGCGTGAAGAACTTGCGTTCGCGGCCCTTGAGGCGGCCGTCGTCGCCGCGGTCGAGGATGACGCCGACCTGGATGACGGCGTGGATGATTTCCGGCCAGGCGACGATGATCGCGCCGTGGGCGAAGGCGCGGCCCCAGCGATAGAGCACGAAATCCCCCGGCCCGCTCGGCGCCGAAACCTCGCGCGCATGGGCCAGCACGTGCGCCAGATAGCGCTCGGCCGAGCGGTGGAGATGCCAGTCGGGCGGATAGTGTTCGAGCGTCAGCGGCGGGATCATGCCGGCGGCGGCGTAGACCTCCGCCGGCAGCGTCGCGCAATCCGCCCCCGCCCCGCGCACCCGCCCGGCATGATGGTAGGGCGTGCCGAGCCAGGCGCGCGCCTGGGCGATGACGGCGGCGCGCTGACCTTGTTCCGCCATGGGCGCCTCCCCGCAAGCAATAAAAAACCCCGCAGATGCGGGGTTCGAATAACGCTATGAGCCGCCGGCTATTTCATCATGCGTGCGACGGCGAAGACGAGCCCTGCGACGCCGATCGCAAGACCGAAATTGACGCCCAGCAATTGCCATGTCGTCGGCATGTTGCTGATCTTGCCTTTGATTTCGGCAATATCCAGCCTGATGCCGAGAACGGCATCTTCAAGCTTGGCCACGCGGCGTTCGAGTTCCATGTCAGGATCATGGGGTCCGCCGCCGCCGCCCGCAAGACCCTTCTGTTGCGAACCCGACGCCTGCAGCTTGATCAGATCGGCCATCCAACGGCTCCCGTTAATGGAGACAGCGTAGCGGGCCGGCCCCAGGGCGGCAAGCGGCCAGGGCGGCAAGCGGATCGACTGACGGCGATCATACCGCCGTCTCCGGGACCGGGATGTAGGGGAAGCCTTCGAAGTGCTGGAGGTTGTTGAACTTGTTCTTGCAGGTCGATTGCTGGCGGTCGCAGCCGGCGTAGATTGTGACGGCGTCGCCGGCGGCCGGCGCGACCGGGACGGGCGTGGTCGGCTGGAGGTTGCCGGCGCCGTCGTCCAGGCGCACGCCAAAGGTCTTGCCCGCCAGCGCGCCGGAGGTGAAGACCATCATGCCGAGCGAGGCCCAGCCCGCGCCCTGCGACAGGCTGGTGACGATGTTCTGGACGGTCGAATCCGAACCGACGGTCGCGGAAACCGCATGATCCGCCTTGTTGACCGTGCAGCCGGCGTCGTACAGCGCGCGGGCGCAACCGGGCTGAAACACGCGCCACGGCCATTGCAGGCTGAGCAACTCCAGATGGGTGTTGATCTTGAGCGTCGCCTGGGTGCGGCCGCAATCGACCTCCGCCACCCGGCCGCAGAACAGCGTGACGAGCCCGGCCGAGACATCGCCGAAGGTGGGCATGAAGGCGCGGTCGAGCTGCAATTCCGCGCCGTCGAGGATGCCGGCGCGCAACGCCGAAAACCACGGCGCGCCATCGAGCAGATCGGTGGGCTTGGCCGTCAGCACCAGGTCGAGCTCATCGACCTGGACCCCGGCCTGAAATTTGACCTTCGAGCGCTCGAAATAGGGACCGCCCGACAGGAACACATCGGAGCCGGAGGTGATATTCCGATCGGCCGACGTATAGCGGATTGTCGTGCCGTCCTGGAGCGTGAAGGTATAGCAATCGGCCATCCAGAACTGCGACGACCCGAGGAGCGTTTGAAGCGCGGTTGAAGCGTATTTCATGATCGTTCAGCCACAGATTGCACAGATGGAAAGCCGATCAAGAAAAAACATGATTTTCTTTATCCGCGCTAATCTGCGACATCTGAGATTACCCTTTCTTATGGCCAGTTCTTCAGGCTGATGAAATCGAGCTTCTTTTGCTCCCACAGCCGGTTCATGAATTTCGCGAAATCATATTGATCGGCCAGAAACCGCACCGGCCAGTACCAGGTGAAATCGGCCGCAACCGTCGCGCCCGCCAGCGGCGCCACGGCGAGGGTGAGCATCCCGCCATTCGCGTTTACGGAATAGGCCGATCCGATCGGCTCCCCGGCGACGGTGACCGCCGATACGACATTGGGCGCCAGCACCGGTTCGGCATATCCGCCCAGGCTCCGGACAAGCTGGAACGCGGTCGTCACGCCGTCGCCGACGCCGATCGCCTGCCCCGTGACCGCGTTGTCGTCGATATCCTCGAACAGGAAGGAATCGTATGAGCCCTGCCGCGCCAGGAAAAAGGCGAGCAGGGTGCGGAATTCATCGTTGGCGTCGTCGCGCAGGAAGTTGAAGGACAGGGTCCATTGCCAGCGGGGAGCGGACCAAAGCGCAACCCGGTTTTCCAATCCGGAAACCGAGGTCTGGATCAGCGTCCTGCCGCCGATCGGGGTTCGCGTGACCGGGTATTCCAACCCGGCGAGTTGGGGGAAAATCGCGCTGCTCATGACACCGCCGGATCGAAGTTGCGATGCGCCGCGCGCAAAGCCCGGGCGATCGCGCCCTTGTTTTCGGCGAAAAGCCGCTCGACGCTGCGCGAATCCACGGCGTTGACGTGCAGATGGATATCCCCGCCGCCGGGCTGCGCCTCGCCCTGGCCCAGACCGCGGATCACGTCGGCGTATTGCGCCGGCAGCACCATTTCGCGGGCATGAAGCTGGGTCAGCGGATTGAGGCCCGCGGGAACGTCCCACCCGCCGGCGGCCGACGGGATCAGCACCTCCTTGGCCAGCACCAGCGCGGCGGCGGCGGTTGCGGGGATCGCCGCGAACGGCCCCAGCTCCGGCGACGCCCAGGCGAACACGCCGGCATAGGTCTCGGCGGCTGCCGAGCCGATCTTCTTGATCGCCGTGTCGAAATGCAGCGCCAGCGAGGTTCCCTGCCCTTGCGCCTCGGCGGCCCCGCGCGCCGCGACGCCGGCCTCGGTCGCCTCCGTCATGGTCAGTTCCGAGACGATCCAGTCGGTCGCGCGCTTGACCGCCATGTTGGCGAACTCGACGACGATCGAGGTCCCCATATTGGCGAGCGCCTGTTTGAAATTCTCCTGCCCGCGGATCATGCTGTCGAGCGAGGACTGGAAGGCGCCGCTGATCGGAGACACGATCGAATTCCAGGACGCCTCCGAATCCTTGACCGCCTCCTTTTCCAGCGCCCGCATCTTGGCGTCGTGCTTCAGCTCCTCGGCGTCGGCTTTGGCCTGCAGCTGCTGGCGGATATCGTCCTCTTCCGCCGCTTCCTCGGCCTGCGCCTCGAGTTGGCGGCGCAGGCTGGCGTAGCGCGCTTCCTCGATCCGCATCTGCTCGGCGATCGCGTCATCGGCGGAGATGCGGTAGAGCGATTTCAGAATGTCGATCTCGGTCGATTGTTCGGCGAAGCTGTCGTCGATCGCTTTCGCGCTTTGCGGCCGGTCGGCGAAGCTCTGGAGCGCCTGGCCGGCGCCCGCCGCGGCCTCGGAGATTTTGCCCAGCGCCGCATCGATCGCGCCGCACGAATCGGCGACGTTCTGCGATGCGAGCGAGAGGCCGGATTTCAGGTCGTCGTTATCGACCTGAAACCCGATTTCGATCAGGTCATCGAGCATGGCATGCTTTCAGGTTCGGCCCAGCGCGGCCATCAGTGAGCCGAGATCGGCCCCGCCGGCCGCCGGCGCTTTCGCGCCGCAAAGCGCGAGCAGGATCAGGTGCGCCGGCGGGCAGTGGCGCCAATAGGCGGCGAGGTCCCGGTATTGCGGCAGCGTCATCTCGTCGATCTCGGGCCAGCGATAGCCGCAGGCCGTGGCGATCAGCGCGTAGATTGCGCCCCAGTCGAGCGACTCGCCGCCAAGGGACCCGCCGCCGACGCTTCCCCCGATTTGTCGTCTCCGCGCCGCTCCAGCCCCGACAGCGCGGCGATGGCCGAGATCGCGGCCTGAAGCTCGGGCAGGGTCGGCGACAGCTCGTCGAAGACATCGCGGGTGAAGCCGCCGTCGGCGGTGCGGATCGCTGCGGCGATGATCTCGCCCTGCGCGTCGATCTTGGCCTCGCTATCGACGCCCAGCTGCAGGAACAGCGGCAGGATGCGCTTCAATTCGCGGAATTTGAGCGCGGCGATCGGGTAGGGCCGGCCGCCCAGGGTGATCGTCTGGCTCATGATCACTCGCTGAACCAGAAATTGCCGATATTGCCGGAGGCGTCGGCGGCCGCCTGGAAATCGAATTCCGGGATCATGAAATCCTCGTTCTTGAACGCCAGCGACAGCTTGGGCGATATCACCGCGTTCAACGCCAGGTTGAGCAGCTTGCCCTGGTATTGCTCGCTCAGGATCAGTTTGAATGTCGGCGCCGAACCCATCAGCTGGTTGGTGAGCGCGATGCCCATGCCCGACGACGCGGTGTAGGTATAGGTGAACAGCAGCGACGCCCCGGCGTCGCCGGCGGCGAAGGTATAGACGCCGGACGCGACCGAATATTGCCCCGCGGCCGGCGCGCCGGTGACCGGAGTCAGCAGCGCCCCGGTCTGGGCGTAGGCGACGCCCAGATCGGCGACGAACGCGGCATGGTTGACGACCTGCGCCGTATAGGGGGATTCGGCGGGAACGGTCCCGGGCTCGCCCAGCTGGGTCACGGTGTTGCCCGCGGACAGCGCCTGGCCGAAGAAGATGTTGTTGAAATTGGCCGCGGTGATGCGCGCCGCCTTGGCCTTGCCGGTGATCTTGAGCGGCCCGCGCGCCAGCGCGACCGGCGCCTGGAACTGCCCGGACAGCTCCTTGACCGAATAGCTGAGGTCGAGCTGAACCTCCTGCAGCGTGCCGAACTGCGCCGGGGGCGCGTTGGCGACATCGGTCCTGAGCGCGACCAGCGCGCCGATGCCGAAGGAATACTGAGTCATCCGCAACTCTCCTATGGTGTCAAAATGTCGATGGGGACGATCGCGTAGGCGTATTCGCCGAGCAGGCCCTCGTCGGTTTCGATCCTGCCGTTGACGGTGACCCGTTTGGCGAGGCCGTTCAGCGTCTGCACCCGCACCGGATCGCCCAGGCACAGCGCCTGTTCGATGGCATCGAGCAGCGGGTTGAGCAGCGAGGAGGGCGGAAAGCTCTTGTCGCCGGAATGGGCATAGAGCACGAGCTCCAGATGCATGACCCGCTTGCGCGGCTGCATCGCAGTCCACTCGACCGTTTCGCCCTTGTAGATCTGGAACAGCGCCGGGCAGTTGCCGGCGCCGACCTCCTGCGGCGGCTTCAGCCGGCGGCTGGCGACCCTCAGACCCGGCAGCGCGGCCGGGCCGACGGTCAGCAGACCGAACAGCGCGGCCTGGATGGCTTCGCGGCTCATGATTCCAGCGCCTCCGCCATTGCGGCGCGCAGCGCGGAGCCGATATCGGGCGCCAGCTCGGCCAGCGCGCTGCGCAGATAGGAGTGCGCCGGATAATCCACCCGCCGGTCATGGGCGCGCACCGGCGCCGTGACCGGGGCGATGGCGCGGCCGAAGGCGCGGCTGATCCGCCGGGTGGACGCGCGCACGCTTTCGGTTCCCGCGAAACCATATTCCTGAAACCGCGCATAAGGAGCCGCCGCCGACACGCTGCCGACGATGCCGCTGGCCTGCTCGACTCCGGCGCGCAGCGACGCCCGCAGGGCGCCGGTCCGGGCGTTCAGCACCTCGCCGGACAGCTTCCGATCGACCAGGCTGCGCAGCCTTTCGGTCAGATCGTCGGCGGCGCCGGCGAGCGCCGCGTCCGCCTGGGGCGCGAGCGCGGCCAGCCGGTCCGCGACCGCCGCCGCGTTGTTCAAGGTTGCGGCGATCATGCGAGATTCGCCCTGGCGTAGCGGGCGATGACTCCGGCGACGAAGGCGCTGACGTCGTTCTGCGCATAGGATGTCGTCGCCATACCGCCCATCCCCTCCGAGACCTTGCCCAGCCGGTCGCGGCCGCGATAGCGCAACCCGACCAGTTCGATCACCGCCTCGGCGACGTCGGCCGGCGTGGCCGCCCATCCGGCGCTGTAGCTGACCGCGACATTGGCCGCCCCGCGCCGGAACCAGAAGCCGGTCAGCAGCACGACGTTGCCGTTCAGCATCCAGCCCGGCTGGCAGGGCTGGGGCGATGGCGGGATCGCCACCCCGTCGATGGCCAGCGACGCGACGGCGAGGACCGGCGTCTGGCGCAGATAGAGCCTGGTCGCGCCCCGGCCGTCGTAGAGTTCGGCATAATCCTGCGCCAGGATGGGACGGGCGCATGCGGTGACGAAAAACTGGCTGGCGGCGGAAATCAGGCGCGCCAGCACGGCGTCGTCGTTGGATTGCAGGTCGCCGCCAAGATAGGCCTTCACATCGGCCATGAGTACGAGATCGCCTTGGGCCATCGGCGCGTCTCCTGTCGGATCGTTCGGGAAATACGCCGCGGCCGGGGTGAGCCCGGCCGCGGCGGCTGCGTCGGCTCACCCGTTCGCGATGTTGGCGATCACGCCCATCGCGAAAGGCGCGTAGACCGCCAGAACCTCCTCGGCGTAGACCCCGAATTCGTAGGCGCGGGTCTTGAGCGGCCAGTCCATCCGGTAGTAGTCGCGCCGCGTCTTGACCTCGGCGACGTTGGGCACGTTGCTGGACTGGTACTGCGCCGGCAGGTTCTCCGACCAGCCGATCATCACGCCCGGCGGGACGAACGGATGAATCTTGACCGGAATCTTGTATCCGCCGTCGAGCGCAAAGGGGTTGTAATAATATTCGACCACGCCGTTGGCCACGATCGCGAACGGGTCCTTGCCGTCGATCGCGTAGCGCAAAAGCGGGCCGGAGGCGCTGTTCAGCACCTTGTTGGTGATGTTGCGCTGCTCCTGGCTGTTGACGTAGAGCACGGTCGGGCTGACCTGATACAGATCCCACATCTTTTGCAGCATCAGATCGATCTCGTTGACCGAACCACGGCCGGATTCGCTGAGCGGCGTTCCCGTGCCCGCCGTTCCGGTCGCCAGATAGTCGACATAGGCGCCGGAGCCGGATTTGAGCGCCGAGGTCAGAAGCCCGTCATAGGCGAGGCCGGGGTTGGCGGAATTATCCGCCGTGACCGCCGACGCGGGCTGCCCGGTCGTTGCGAGCGGCGCAGAGAACGTCGCGCTGTTGACCGTGGTGATCGCCTGAAGCTTCTCCGAACCCGCCCCGCCGACATACCAGGCGTAGCCGACCGCGCCCACGACCGGCGTCACCGAAGCCGACAGCGTCGCGCCCGACGCGACCGCCTGGGTCGCGTTGGCCGATGCGGCCGACGAGCCGCCGCTCAGCGTAAAGCTGGCGCCGTCGGCCCCAGCGATGGATTTCGTGGTCGCAACGCCCGCCGCCACGCTGGAATTGCGGTAGCCCTCATAGGTCAGCGCGACCACGATCACCGAATAGGTCGCGGCCGGCAGCGTCGCTCCCGAACCGGCGGCGGCGAGCGCCGGCGTCGCCGGGGTTCCCAGCTGCATCGAACCGTTGCCGCCGAGGAAGGCGTTTTCCTCCTTCAGCATCATTTTCTGCAGCAGCCGCATCGTCGCGGTCGCCTGGATATCCTCAAACCCCTGCGCGGCGGAGACGGCTTCGAAGGTCACCGAATCCTCCTCCCCGACCGTCGCGTAGGAGGCGGAGCGGGTCGCGGTGGTGTAGCTCATGCGGCCGGAGCGCTGACCTTCGGGCACCCACCCCATGGCGTCCCAGCCGGACCCGATGATGGCGTTGACCTGCCGCCAGTTGGTGGCCGCGCCGGTCCCGCCGCCGACGCGGGGCAGGACGTTGCGGATCGGCGTGGCGGCCGGATAGAGATTCTTGGCGGAGGGTTGAAGATCGTAGGCGAGGAGGCCGGTGGCGGTGGTGATCGCCTTGGACAGCGCATCGGGTCTGCCGTTGGCCAGCGCGTCCTTGACGAGCGCGAGGGTTTCGGCGGTGGTCGCTTCGTTCATCAAAAAGGCTCCATTTCGATGGGGGGACGGGCAGCCCAGGCGGCCGCCCTCAAGCCTTGCCCAAGGGCGCATGGCAATGTTCCGGATGGCGGGCTTCACCAGCCGAAATTCGATCTTTCGTGATGCGCGTGTCCGGCGGGCGGGGAGAGATTTTCGACGTTCCGACAGCGTTGTCGCGAACGCATACCCCTTTTGTGTAGCGAGTCTTTACAGTAGGATGCTGACGATCGGGCCTGTTCATCGCAGGCGCTTGATTTAGCAGCGCGTTTTAGTTTGGCACGGTATGTGCTTTAACGATGCTTCAGATACCGACGCGTCGCCAGACGACCGGGTAAGGCCAGTGACAGGATATGCGACCATGAACTTAAGCTTTGCACGCGCAACCTTTCTTCTCGGCGGCGTCTTCGCCGTGCTGACTTCGGCGGCCCATGCGGACCCGTTCAACATCACCTACGAGGCCGCGGGGGTCCAGAACGTCACGCAGGCGGCGCTGTGCGCCAATCTGGGGTCGGGAACCTGCACGGTCGGCACCGAAAACTTCGACAGCCGCCCGACCGGCTCCGGCGAAACTTTTACGAGCAATTACGGCACCGGCGGGACCATTACCGGCACCTATGTCAACGCCCAGATCAATAACGCGGACGAGTATGGCGGCGCCGGCGGAACCGGCAAATACGGCGTGACCTTCCTCAGCAATGGCGGCTATCAGGTCAATCTTTCGACCACGCTGGCGACCGGGGTCAATTATTTCGGCTTCTGGCTGTCGGCGCTCGACGCCGGAAACGACGTGTCGTTCTACAAGAACGGCGTCGATGTGTTCGACTTTACGCCGTCCCAGGTCATCGCCGCGCTGGGGGCGTGTTCCAGCACGAATGCCTATTGCGGCAACCCCAATTCGGCGTTCGCGGGCCAGGACAGCGGCGAGCAGTTCGTGTTCGTCAATTTCTACGATCTGGGCGGCAGCTTCGACAGCATCCATTTCTCCGAAGCCAACGGCTATGGCGGCGGTTATGAGTCGGACAACCACACGGTCGGTTACGTCACTGCCGAAACCGGCATCCAGGTGCCCGAACCCGCAAGCCTCGGCTTGTTCCTGACCGGCGTCGGCGGCCTGCTGATGCTGCGCCGGCGCGCGATCTGA